TCCACTTCCCCTTAAATGAACATCCGGAGTTTGTAAAAACCCTCCATGCTTAGGACAGATTATTTCTACTTTCCTATGACTTCCCTTATATTCCACTTTAGAATAATCATAAAAATCATTATGAATCTCCTTTGATTTGGAGATAAATTCCTCATTAGTTGAATGTTTGGGCATTAAAAAAATTTATCAATATCAATTTCATTCTCCAATGAAATTCTTGCTGCATCTGTGATTCTTTTAAGTGGATCATAAAAGGATTTATTGAATAATAATTCAAAATCTATAAAATTTTTCAATTCCTCTAATTGATCAGGAAGTTTTTCAGGAAATGAAATACTCTTCTCCATTATCCAATTAGGCATTTTCATATAAAGAACTTTTACTTTATCTCCAGATCTTATAAGATCTACTTCATTTTCAAATCCATTAGATTTGATATAATGATTATATAATAAAGCACCCTTAACATGCTGAGGAGTTCCCTTAATATAAATCTCAGTAGGATGGGAATATTTTTCAAGATCATTGGTTCCTTTAGGCATTGCTAAATCATTTACATCTAATTTTAGAAAATCTTCCCATCTATCATCTATGAAAGTCTTAATCTTCTTTTCATCACCATCCAATAATAGAGGAATTGCCTCAGTTATCCACTCTCTGATAATCTTAGGAGTTGTACTTCTAACTGCTTCAATTCCTTGGATTTTTATCTTAGGAGGATTAAATCTAATCTTCTTAAAACTAGGAAGAGACATAATATATCTCTTCTTTGCAATCCAAATTCCACTTCCTATTGCTTCAAGAGACATAGATAATTTATCAGAGAAAGCATTTGTTTTATCATAAAGATCTAAAATGCTTTCCCTAATCCATTGACTCACCTTATCTGAAAATCTTTCAAGATAAGAAACAACATCATCATCTTTACATTTATCAGCAATAGGAGAGACATTAATATAAACTGAATCTGTATCAATTGCAATAATATAATCAATATTTTCAGTTTGGAGGGCATTATTAAGTTTTTGATTTAGAAAGATTTCTACATTTTTGATGGCAAGTTGACCGGAAAGAGTAAAACTTTCAGCAACATCATCCGAGAAAAATCTATAATGCTCGTTAGAAATAGCTCCATAACCACTGTTTAGGAGAGTCTTCACTGCATTGGATTTATTTGCAAATATCCTTGCCTTCCCTTTAATATTTTCATCCTTACTCTCCTGATATTCCTTAGTATATTTGTCTTCAAGATTGGAATATTCCTTCCTAAGATTGAAAAGATTTTCCATAATTGCAGGAATGAATCCTTGATTATCCTTTGAGAAAATTGTTCCACAACCAGATACATTAACATTATCTCTAATCATAAGATCTTTATATTGAGATAATTCCCCATTTAAAATTTTCTCAACTGAATTATTATTATAAATTCCTTTAAGATTTCCCTTATATGTATCTGCTGAAATATTATAAGTCATACATAAGGAAGGATATAGGGATTTAAAATCAAAACTCATAACCCAGGAGAATTTTCCAGTTTGAACATCTTTTACAAATCCTCCTGAGATTTGTCTTTCTTTAGGATTAACATGAGAAAAATAAGGAACCACAATCTTCCTATCCATAAGATAATTATGAATCATAATATCCCAAACTCTAATGGTCCCAAAAACATCTGAGAAATTTGTTTTGGTTTCATTTGCAACTTCAAATGCAATATTTAAAAATCCAGTCTTTTCATCAATTTGTTCAACTCGGATGACATCAATGATATTATAAGAACAGAATTTTTCCCAATTTTGTTCCTGAAGTTTTGCAAGACTTCCATATTCGGAATAATCCAATTTTGTAGCATTTAGAATTTTATTGGAAATATAATTAAGGGAATAACTTTCCTCTACTCCAAGATTGAATTTCTTATAAACATCCATATAATCAAGAGTAGAAATTCCTACAAAATCTACTAAAGTAGTCTCTCTATTATAAAGAACTATAGTATCTACATTAACTTTCCCAAATGGAGAGAGTTTTTTGGCATAATTCTCAGAGAGAGTATAACAAATTCTCTTATAGATATATCCAAGATCAAAACATCTTATATTCCAACCAGTGAGAACATCTGGTTCCAACATTTGCCAAATTTTGATGAGATTTAAGAGAAGTTCTTTCTCATCCTTACAATTAATATAATGAATCCTATAATCAGAATTTATAATTTCTTCCTCTTTGGGAATATATTCACCAATTCCAATAGTATAGATATCTTTAGATCCAAAAAGTTTTAAAGTAATTACATTAATTTCCTTATTAGCTAATTGAATATCAGGAAATCCTCCTATTGTATCAGTCTCTAAATCCAAATTGAGAATTTTAACTTTAGATCTATCAAAATGATTATCTTTAAAATTCTCATAGATATAAACATAATGATACATAGGAATACCATAGATGTTGAAATTGCTTATGCCTTCATATTGTTTAATGAAATTTCTAGCATTTCTTACATCTTGGAAATCAATTCTTTGAACATTTTCTCCTTTTAAATTCTTATACTCACTCTCCAATGCAGAATCTACAAAGAGATAAGGTTTTAGGGGGATTTTCTCATATTTTTTCTTATCGCCTTCATAATAGGAGAGAAGAATATTATCCCAATCATTGGAGAATGAAGTATAGAATTTATTCACTTTAAACCACCATGTTTAAGAATGATTTGATTGATAATCTCAGTTGGAACATATTTGAAAATATCAGGATCATCAGAATCATAATAATCTTGAAGAAGATCTTCAGAATCAGATGGATATCCAACTTCCCATGTTTTATAAGTGGAGAAATATTCAGGAGGATCACTATAATATCCAAATCCTGCTTGAACTGACATTTCAAAACCATCTTCACATCTGATAAATGGAAGCAAAACTTCCATTTTCATATTATTTTGAAGTGGTGGTTTAATATTACTATTATAATAATCTTGGATGATATTCATATTATCATTGGTCATTGAAATCTCCTAATAATCCATAGTATTTCCATGATGATTCTTCTTGATATTATCATAAATTCCTTTAAGATTATTATTAAGAGGAATATTAGAATATCTAGAAGCTACAAAATTATCTCGCATACCAATAGGTTTGAGAATGACTTCCCAATCAGAATCTTTGGTAAATTCTTCCATTTCTTTAATAGATAGGAAGAGATCTTTAATCTCTCCTGTTTTAAAATTCTTTAAACTATAATTAGGCATTGGATTCCTTCCTAAATTGTTGATAATACATCTCGGCGGTTGCAAGTTTAATATCTATCTCATTAGTCATTAGATTTAGGATTTCTTTCCTAGTTTTAACATTGAAATGAGCTTTAAAGATTTCCCTAGCAAGAGATTTCTTAGATGGACCTTCTTGAAATCGAGGCTTAGATTCCTTCTTAGGTTGAGGTTGAGGTTTAATTTCAGTTTTAATCTCTTCTTCCACTTTAGGAATTTCATATCCAGGAAAAAGTTCAGGGATTGCTTCAAAAATAAATTCTTTAGAAAGATTCTCCCAAGGAAGTTTTTTATCCTTAATCCCTACTAGAAGATCTGCATCTCCAGGTGAAACAGAAGCATAAAGATCTAGGAAGATTTTCTCCTTAATATGTTTGGCATATGAAGATTTAGGAGTCATTCCAATCCAATATTTTAGGGAAGTAAAGAAAGGGCCAGGAGAATCATGATTAGTTTTACCTACAATATTCTCAGGAATTGGACCCTTTGGAAGATCAAATGAATATTCAGGATGATAACATCGTTGAATGATAATAGCATATGAATTATCCTTAAAGCAAAGATCTCTCACTGCTTTCTTTCTCTCTTCATAATCTTCAATCTTTGAAATCTTATCTAATGTTTCAAATGCCGTAAATGCAACCATTTCAAAATTCCTTAAGTTTTTATAATTTGATAATTTGATAAGCTAATACAAATAATAGGAAAATTAGGAAGACAATTGAAGTCCCCAATAAAGACCATCCTAACATTTCTATAATCCATGGAAATTCAATATTAGGATTTCCAATATTAGATAATCTAATGATATCCTCAACACTTAGATTAGATAAGATATTCAATTTCTCACCTTCACTCATTTTCATCAATCCTTAAAAATCATTGATATTTTCATACATTTTCTTCAATCTAAATTTCAAGAAATACTCTGCTAATTTAGATTTATCATTAACTTGATAGATTTCATATTTTTCCCTAATATCATTTTTAATATCATCTGGGATATATTTCAAGACTATCAATTTTTTATTTAATTCAAATCTTTCATTGCCTTCCAATTCATTCCTATTCTCCCAATAATATTCAATCTTCTTGGAAGTCATTGGTTTTTGTCTGGTTTTAGTTATGAAGGAATCTATAGGAGATAAGATATTAGGAATACCATCAGAGGAATCTCCCTTCAAAACATGCTCAAAAATAAATCTGGAAGGATCTTCAACTTCAATGAAAATATCATCCTTCTTATTCCATTGAGAAACTAATCCATGATTTCCAATATTGAGTTGTTGGAAATCTTTATCTCTAGAGATTATAAGAACTTCCTCATTTCTTTCAATACAATCAACAGTTAGAATACCTATAATATCATCCGCCTCTGCAAATTCAACTTCAATTACCTTATAAGGAGAATATTCAATAAGTTCTTCTTTAACTTTATTAATCATTCTCCCAATATCTTTCCAATCAATTCCAAGATCAATAAGATCTTTATTTCTCATTTCCTTCCTATTCTCTTTATAATAAGGAAAGATTTCCTTTCTCCAAGATCTTTTAGAATCAATTGCTAGGATAATTTCTCCATATTGCTTCTTGAATCTAGAATTAATTTGCCTAATATTGGAAAGTGTTATATGCCTAATAAGATCTTCATGTTCCATATGAAAATCATCATTGGAATTTCTTACTACACCCATAAAATTACTAATTATTAGAGGAGAGAAATCTATCAATATCATTGAGTACCCAATATAATATAATCCATCGAAGTTCTTGATGAGATTTTGGTTAATTTTGTTTTGATAGATTCTAAGAATTTTTCCTTTCCTCTCTTATTTGAGAGAATGAATTTATTCAATTCTTCCTTAGTATTTCTACCAATCTTTTTGGCTTCTGATTTATTCTCATCGATATTAATGATAGTAGTTCTATTAATATCAAGAGATTTGCCTTCCTGGGATACTAATTTATAGAAAGTATTCTTATTAGTATCAAAAAGATAAAGTATAGAAGATCCTATAATTTTCTTGGGATCAATAGATTTAATTCCCAATGATTTATCTTCTTCTAAGTATTTGAAATCTTTGAACTTTTTGGCTTCCATCTTTTTGGCTTTAATTTGTTCTTTAATTTTCTGCCTCTCAGATGCTTTCTTATTATTAGATCTGATAACTTTGATAGATTCCTTCAATTTTGGAGTATTTTCAAATTTATCAATATAAGAAATTAGCTTATTGATATTAATAATCCATCCTTTGATTTCAGATTTTGAAAAATTTGAATATGATTCCAAAATTTGAGGATCCTCAGATTCTAATTCATTTTTGATTGGGAGGATTTTCTCAATTATCCTATTTCTATCCCGCTTGGAAATATCATAATTTAAATCAATTGGATGATTATTATATATGATTTCATCTATTAAGGGCATAATATCATCTAGGGGATCATTATAGATCTTGGAAGGTTTCTCCTCTTTAATATCTTCAATATAATTTAAAGATTCTAAATAGGAATGAAATTTCTCAATGATATTATCATTAATCTTTCCGCCTTTGGAAAGAATTCTAGCAATCCAACCATATGTAATCAAATGATGATTTTTGACTTTAGTCTTAATATTATTCTGAAGGCAATAATCAGATATAAATTCTTCAGAATCTGAGAAATCCATCATCTGAGAATACCAATTATAAGTATTAAGTAATTTACTTCCTTCTAGTAGAGAACCATCATATTCAGGTTCTCTACCAAGATACTTATATTGTAGATTTAAATGCGATCCTTTATATTTCATTTTATTATCCTTTCTTATTTTCAATATAAAGGATTTATCTGGTAAAATCTACAACTTTAATTGCTTTTGAATTTTCCCGTCTTGTAAACTTGGGGTGCAAAGATGGCTAGGAAGGCACCATAAAGAGGAAGAACTGTGATAAGAGCAACAGCCATCTTCATCCAAAATCCTCCTATGATTAAGGAAAGCCAAAGGGGGACTTCAAATCCAAAAGCATTTACAAGAAATCCAAGAGATTTATCCTCTCCAATTGTCCAAATATCCAAAAATCCAAATAGAGGTGCAAAAGCAATAGTGAAGAAAAGGATTGTATCTACCAAAGTCCCTGCAATACTTGCAGCAGTTGGTGCGATCCACCAAGCTTTTTGCCTTAAAGGATTAAAAACATAGATATCTAGGAGTTGGCCAATTAGGAAAGCAAAACCTGCTGCAATTGCAATTCTAGGAGTTGCTAAGAACCAAGAAATAATTAATGCGGAGATAAATCCAACATAAACAACACTCCTAGCAAGGGAAGGCCCATATCTTCGATTAGTCAAATCACAAATTGCCAAAGTCATTGGGAATAGGAAAGCTCCCCAAGTCAGAAAATTTTCCAATCCTAGAAAATTTAGAGGATATTGGATGAGAACATTAGCCAAAACAACAGTAATACCCATAAGAATCATTGCAAGAGGAATATATGAGATATCCTGATTATTATATGTCATTTCAAATTTCATAAAATTTTACCTTTTAGTTTAGAGTGAAGGAAGCACCAATAGATGCACCCCAATGACCACCAGAATTAACGGCAGTTGAATTTATTCTAATATTTCCAGAAGTGGAAGTATATCCTAATCCGAAAGCATTTGCAGATTCTCCTCTCCAAGTACCAAAACCAGCACCAATAGAAAGTTTTCCAGGAATTTGATCAAATCTTAGAGAACTTGCAGCTAATCCAATACTTGCGGCTTGCCTTGCCTCCTTTCTATTTTCATTAATATCAGATTTAAGTTCATTGAATTTATGATCTGTGTAAGCATTTGCAGATTTTACAGCATTATCATAAGATTGATTAACTTGTTGATTTACATAATCAGTGTATTCTTGAGTAATAACATCATATGTTTTGGAAATTTGTTGATCAGTATATTTTTTGGATTCTTGATGTTTTTTCTCAATATCTTGATGATTTTGTTCAATTCTATCAGAATTTATCTCTACTAAAGAATTTAACTGATTGATATCATTGGAAGTTTTGGAAGATTCTGGTGGATTTGAAAGAATATCATTAACCTGAGATACTAAATCATCAATCCTATTATGGGCTTTATGGGAAATTTCATCCAAACCATAAAGATAATCTAGATGAAATTCTAATTCATCATTTACTGCATTAAAAGCATTTCCTATATTATCATAAGATTTATTATTGATAATATAGGAGGGCATTTGAAAATCTGATACATATCCATAATTATTATAATCTACCCGAAAACCTCCTCCAATAATATAAGTTTGAATTGCATTAGTATATGAGAGATGTTCAGATAATGTATAAAAGGCACTTGAAGATGTTTGATGCTTAATAGGATCTAAGTTTAACATATATCCAGTTGGAGATTGGGAAGATTTTCTAAAATTGGAATAAATTTGAGTTGAGAAATTCTTAGATGTCATTTGATTCCAATCTGAATTAATATCAGATAATTCAGATTTAGTAGGTGGTTTAACACCAGACATATAATTAATCCATTGAGCTAATTCCTTTGTAGTATAATCTTCATAAGTTTGACTATGAGCCTTAGTAATTAAAAATGAAATACTAAGGAAAATAATTCCCGAAATGATAAAACTAAGATATCTGATTGAGTTTCTCATTGATTAATCTCTCCAATTTTATTTTATGATCTGGAAAACTATTTTCTAGAATATCATTATTAATGGTTTTAAATCCATGGAAAACAATCCTATCTAGATATATTTTATCATCTCCTATAAGGGGAATCTCTGCAAAAATATCAATATCCAAATCACTACTATAAACTACCATATATTGATTAGATGGAATTGTTTTTATATCATATAGATTTTCACTTATTAGCCTACAAAGAAAATTTAATCTAGTGAAAATCTCAATATCATTTGTGATTTCCCAATAATATTGAGATCTAAGACTATCTTTAACTTCACCTAAATACCAACTATCCATATCATCAATTGGAATATTATATTCCTTATTGTAAGTATTTAGGATGATTTTAATAATTTCATGATCAAATTTATTTGAAATAATGGTCACAAAATTTGAATTCAATTTAAATTTCTTTGAATATGTAGTTAAATCAATATCAAATGATATTCCCCTGCCTTCATCAATAATTTTATCGGCTAAGGAAATCCTATTATTTTCGATTAATTCTTTCCCATACATCTCAGTTATTCTCCAATTTATGATTAATCAAATTTTCTAGTTTATGCATATAATTAGGGAAGGCCCTCCTAAGATTATAACTTTCAATATTTATAACAGTATTATATTGAATATCGGAGACTTTAAAAATACCAGAATCTTCCCTTAAATATATAGTTGCAATATGATTATCAACATACTGATTAGCATATATGATTATTTGTTTATCATTATAATCGAATAAATCTTCACTTATTCGATCAAATATCAAATCTAAATTCATCTTCAATGATTCATCATCCGAAATATTCTTATAATAATGTTCTTCGGATTTATTAATGATTAATTCATTGAGATAAATATCGAATGGAGAAGAAGAATAATCAAAAACATTATGATTTATATGAAGTCTAACATTAATAATTCTATGAAGACTAACCATAATACTAGAATTGGCATTCCTTATTATAACTTCTATTGAAATTTGTTGATCATATTCCCTCTCGGGAATATATGTTAAAGAATAACCAAATTCATAAGTTTCAATAGATTTGATTTTACCATCCTTTATGATAGTTTCAATCAAATCTATTCTATTTTGTTCTATCAATTCTTTTCCACACATCCAAATTCTCCATTAGTTAAAACTTCTTATAACACTAACCAAAAACATTGTTATCATAATGATTATTAGAAATGTTAATAAAACTTTGATCTTTTCAGTCATTTCTTTTTCTTCTTGGATTTGGAAGGTTCTTTATTCAGAAAAGTATAACAAACTTTTCCAACTCCTTTCCTAAACATCCCAATTTGTTTGGCTGCACCTTCCGAAAGATCTAAGGATCTTCCCTTAATGAAAGGTCCTCTATCATTGATTCTTACAATAACAGACTTCCCATTATGAGTAATTTTCAATCTTGTATTGAAGGGAAGTGTTTTATGTGCTGCTGTTAACCCATTCTTATTGAAAATTTCTCCATTAGCAGTTTTTCTTCCATGAAATCCCTTCCCATAATAAGAGGCATGAACACATTGAGAAGCATAGGAGATTGATGTTAATCCAATAAGAATTGGAAGACTTAGTAAAATTTTCTTCATTTCTTTTCCATATAATGTTTAATGCAAGATTTGGTAATATCATGAGAATGACCTAAAGATTGGGACATTGCCTTCATATGATCACCGATTATTTCCAATTCAGAAACTTGTTCTACTAAATTAGGAATGAATTCCTTATACATCTGAGATGTTAAGGGGGAATATTCTTTAGAATATTCATCAATTATTAAGATTTTTTGAGATATATCACCTTCCAAAATTTGATAATATGAAAGGACAAATCCAATTTTTCCCATAATAGAACAAGATTCAACTACAGGAAATAAATCTCTACCTTCATTGAAATTAAGACTTCCATATTGGGAAATCATTAAGGATAATAAAATTTCCTTCATTCTTTAATTCTTTCAATAAAAACTTTAGGAAAGATTTCCTTAATCGGAAGTTGATCAGTAGGATGGAATTTTCTTACTAGGATATAATGATCATTCTTTTGATAAAGATCCAATCCTAATCCATATTTGATAAATGGGAAAACAATTTTAAACCATTTAGGTTTATCATAGATATGAAAATCAGAAATTGATCCACCAGACCATGGAAGATTATTGGAAATATTCCTAATAGATTGATTCCAAACTAGAATTTCAATGCATCCTACTAGAAGAATTAGAAATCCGATAAATCCATGAATAAATGTAAATCCAAAAATTCCTAAATTAAGGATAGATATTAATAATAGGAAGATAGGGAAAACAGTATTAACAAATAATGTCATCCATAGATGATAAATTCTCATTTTATTTCTCACTTATATTCAGAAAGTAGATTAATCCACTTTGTTTTGATTTGATCAAAATTATATTGAGATCTTGCATATAGAGCAATATTCTTTCTAACTTGAGAAATACTTCCATCATTTCTCAATTTTTGAAAACTATGGAGAGACTTATATAATTCAATATAGAAAAGATTTCCATGCTCATTAAGATCTTCATTAAAATCATAAATTTGCGATAATCCTTTAGAAGTCTCAGAGAGAGCCCAATAATCTGGATGAATGCAAATATTACCATATGATAATGCTTCAATTAGAGAAATACAAGAAGTTTCTGGCCAAATATTGGGGTATGCAAAAATATCTGATTGTTTTAGATGATTGATAATGATGTGATTTGGTTGATATCCATGATTTCTAATACCTTCAGATTCTTCTATCAATTTGAAAATATCTTTGAAATCTTCATCTCTCCTATCCCATCCATATGCCTTAAATGAGGAGAAAACATCCAATTCAATATTGAAGGTTTTCCTAAGTTCATTAAAGACTGGAATGAGAATATTAAGACCTCTATGAGGAGTAGTATGATAGATTAATTTGATTGGATCATCTTCTTTATAGGATTTCCCGAAATTATCATTAATCTCTCCTAAACTTGGAGATTCAATTCCATTGGGAATTACTATAGATTTAGAATAAGGAATATTCCTTACTAAATTATAGGAGAATTTTTGATGATGGGAAACAAAGATAAATTTTTCAATCTTTTCTAAAAATTCCTTATCATTCAATTTATCATTCTCTGGATCTTGAGGAAGATCATGGAGATATAGGAGATTAGGAACATCATCATAAATTTGATGGATTCTTGAGAAATGGATAGCAACATTAGATAGAAGATCTTTATCAATATTATTGATAATTCGATCTCTCATTTGTTCAGTCCCACCATTGGAATTCTTTACTAGATCGGAAAGAATCAACTCACCTTTATATAAACAAGACATTATTAATCCTCTGAAGTTGTATATTTTACTAATTGTTGAAAGGGAAATGTTATCCAACCATCCTTTGAATAAGCCGGAATATCCAAAATATCAAGATTTGAAATTTTATAATGAGCAGAATCCTTATGATTTGGATCTTGCCTTTCCTCTTCTGGAATTTTCAAATTATTGATAGTAATCTTAATCTTCTTATTTCTGGAACCATCTTTATAAGTACATTCCAACCAAAATCTATTAAGATCTGAGATAAATTCATGAAATTTGATATTATGTTTACCCATTAAATTTCCTTAATTGGTTTTTATTAATCTTACATGAGACCCAAGAATTATAATAATCATTAGAAATTAGGGAATCTCTCGAAAATATTTCCTTAGATTCTAAATAATTCATCTCTGCCTTACCTTTACAAAGATGGATTATTTCTCTCCTATAATTATCTTTTCCTAATTCATTGATTTCATTCAATAATTCATCATTGGAACCATAATAATCCTTCCAATCTGAAATTATTTTGGAATGTCTCTTCCTATTCTTCCCCTTAAGGGGTTTCTTAGTAATCTTATTATAGAATTTCTTCTGCCCAATATATTTCCTATTATTGGAAAGATTAGTGATTATATAAACAAATCCTTCATAATCACTAATATCAGAATCCTGGAATTCTTTTCCATTATAAAACCACATAAAATATTTATAAGGAAATAGTATTGGTAGATTTCAAAGTAATTATCTTATTAGGTTTATCAAGAATGACTTCCAAGATTTCCTTATCAACAAAATTCATCTCTTTTAGAAGTCTTACATCTAATTCTAAAGCCATTACTTTAGAACCATCAAAATAATCAACTTCTGAAACCCTTGCATATTTCTTATCACTCATTTAATTTTCCTTATTTTCCCATTAATTTTTCAGTGAATTTATGAAGAAATCCATTCTTATAAAACAAAAACCAAAATTTAATCTTTCCTAACTTTCCATAATCACTTATAGGAATTACTAATTTATTGAAAATTTCATCAAGTTTTCGAACAATATCAATATCGATAACTTTGGTAGATTCATATTTGAAATTATCCCATTTATATTTCAAACCATAAGAACCAGGAAAACTAAATTTATATATAATACTCTTGAAGCAATATAGAGTCATTTCATTATCCAAAATGATTCTATAAAATCCACCAATGCTATAAATTGGCTTCCTAAAATTTCCCTCGTTCAAATCATTCAAAATAACAGATTTGATAATTTTTATATCCTTTTCCATTCATTCAATCTCGCTAATGCTGGAATTCCTCTTAAAGTATTCTTATCTATTATATATTTCAATTCTTCAATTTTCAATGAATCTTTCATAATTATTTCATTGATATCCTTTTCAATGATATTATTTGGCCAGATAAAAATACTATATCCAAGTTTTATAAATTTCTGATAAATTCTAATAATTTCCTTATTCCTAGGTTGATTATCTAGAATGATCGTCACTTTAGAGAAATCATAGAAATATTCAGAAAGATTTCTATCAGATCCACATAATGCAATAGAATTAGGAAGATAAAAAGAATCTATAGGGCCTTCCGTGCAATAAATCTGTTTAAATCTATCTACTTTATCTATATTAAAAAGAAGATTAGAATTATCATCAAAACGGATAGTATAGAAACGCTTAGGTGAATTTTCAATTGTTCTACCAACGATTCCCAATAATCCATTATTTCTAATTGGGAAGATAATTCTTGGATCTCTCTCATTTGCTTCACTATTTGGAAATTTTGGTAAAGTTTCATTAACAAGTTTCTTAAAGAATTCACTATAATATATATCATCCCAATGATTTTCAGGAATCTTCCTATATTTTAAATATCTTAAGGCATCATTATTTTTGATTGCCTTTGTAATATAGAAAGAATCTAGGAAATTTTCAGAATTTGAAATTATTTTAACTTGTTTAGGTTCATTATATTCGGAAATCTCATTGAGAACATCTAACCTATATTGATTATATATGTCATTATGATGATTCTTCATATAATTTTCAAGAGAGGAAGATTCTCCACAATTATGACAATAATAAAAAAGACCTCCACTCTTCTCAATTATATAAGCCCTCCTCTTGAATTTATTAGTTTGAGAATCTCCACAAATATCACATCTAAAATTTGAGATATAAGGAGAATATTGATTAACTTTATGAAGATTTAATCTACTAGATAGTAATCCAGCATAGGATCTCTGTAGGAAAACTTTATCAAACATTTCATCACTCGTTTCATTTAGACTGCATTTCTCTTAAGGATTTTGAGTCTTTGATTTCTTTCAAAATCTTCTGGCCTTCTTTCTCTTTTCTTATAAATCTTACGAGATGATTCAAAAGAAGATTTGAAGGTATTTGCTTCTCCTGAAGATGATCTTGCAATTCCTTCAGATGAAGTAGAAATTCCATCTTCACTGAGAAGATCATAATTAATATAACGATCTTCTCTCAAAAGATAAAGAGCAGCGGCATATGTAACATACTTATTATTAAGGCCTGGGACTTTTTGTAAAAGTTTTTTGAAATTCATTACAAAAATATCCAAATAAGTCAATGACTTATATTGCTCATCAGTTCTCTTATCTTTAGGAATTAGGATATTTCCTCTTTCATCAATGACTCCTAATTTATAAGCCTTCCAATCTTTGAAAGGTTTGGCAATTCTCTTAATTAAGGAATAAAGAACATATGTATCAACTCCAGATTTGAGAAGATCCCCTATTCCATATGATTTTACTCTATCAAGAATTCCAGCCATTATAAATCTTTCCTAATCATCCTTAAAGCCTCAGAATGTGTCATTGTAATCTTATTCTCAGTATATGAATTATTTATGGTTTGAGCTTCTTGGGAAATTTTGGAAGAATTTATAATATCATGCTTTTGTTTAACAATATTTGCGGCATCTTTATTCATTTGAGAAATTGAAGACGCTACTTTAGCTAATGCTTCATAAACTTTAGGATGTTGGGCTGCATTAGCAAATTCAATAATTTCAGGAAGTTTAGATTCTAATTGTTTAGTAGAATCTATAAGCCTTTGTTGGATTTCATCTAATTCTCCAACTAATCCTTCATATTTAATAGGAAGTTTATTATCTTTGGGGACGAAGACAATTTCATTCATCAGATTTCAACTTATTTAAAATATCTTCATCTATTGGAATTTCATAAAATTTTATAATTTCATTATTAACCCCAATGATAAATTCTGGCTTAGGCTTTTTATCCATATAGAAAAGGAAAGTCTTTAATAAAATTTTATATTCCTTCAATTTAAGAAATAACATCTCCTCTGCTAAGGAGGGCCACATATTATAAACTATGATAATATTATTAATAATTGATTGAATATTTAGATCACCATGTTTTTCATATTTCCTAAATAATCTTGCAATTCTTCCTATAACTTGAAGATCTTCCTGGAATTCTTCATCATCATAGAAAATATTATCATAATGCTTTGCAGCCATTATATTGAAGTTAATTTCATTTAGCAATTAACGATGCCTATTTCTATCAAGAGCTCTCTTTACTAGGATTTGTCTTCTAGTATTTCTATTGATTGCTCCCATTCTCCTTTTAGCAAGTTTTTCAATTCTTGCTCTTGCAGAATAGGAAAGTTTTCTAACATCTTGACCACCAGCAAGTTTTTTCTTCATTTGATTAACTGCTGCTCTCCTAGCCCTCCTATGAATTCTAAGATTATCAGCCTTCCTCTTAAGAGATCTCTTCCTAGCATTTTTCATCTTAAACTTAAATCGCCTCATTTGGGCTTTCTTTTTAAGTCTTGCCGAGATAGAAAGAACTTCTTGTAAGGTTGGTTCAAAATCTATTTCAACTTTACAAGATTTTTCTTCTTTTTTCTTTTTCTTATCTTGATTAGAATCTTTCATGATAATATTTATATGAAAAGATTTTCTGTTAATCTTGCAACTTGCCCAAATTCTTCATGATGGATAAATCCTTCGATTGCTTGGATATTAACATATCCATATTGAGAATGCCAATAATCAGGGGGGCTAGGAGATCTTACACATTCAATCTGAGTATTTTTATCTTGATTATTGATGAGATTAGTATTAATAAGTGTGATGCCTACTAAATCTTTTTCTAATTGAACACCATTATAAGATCTATTCTTATGATGATGATGATGCACATACCAATAGGAAAATTTAGTATTCGACCATTCTTCCCTTGCTTCAAATTGCATTAAAGTTGAAAGATCTTTATTCTTTGCTCCATCCCCATGAGTAAAACCTAAAAGATTATTTCCAAATCTCATATATTTCCTATGCCTAGGAGATTTTCCATATTCAGAAACATTTACATTCTCATCATTATAGAAATAACAATAGATTGCATCTGTTAGAGCAAATCCAAGAACTAAATCATGATTAGAAGGACAGAAAATGATATTAACTGGTGCAATTTTAGATGCATATGAGATTATCTCAATATAAGATCTTCGGGCAGCTTCAAACATTTGCCACCATTTTCCATCTACATCTTGGGGAGTTCCCCTAGTAGTTTGATTCTTAGGATTATCTACATGGATAATATCATTTCCAATTACTATGCAGATATTAGAGAGATTATAACTACTTTTTGCCTTATCAATAATGGTTTTAGAAGAATTTACTAATGCTTCAGTTGATTTATTGATATTATAATCAACATTAACTTCATCTTGAATACAAAGTTTTCCAATATGAACATCTGCGGGATCTAAAACTAGGAGATGATTTCCCTTCTTCTCTTTATGAATATTAGAAACATTAGGAGAAAATGATTTCATATCTTCAATGAGTTTTTCCCTAATTTCTTCATATGGGATAATATCATCTTTATTCTTAACAAAAACTGAAATATCATCACCTTTCTCATTTTTAGTCTTTAACCAATAATGAGAAACTCTATCAATAGGAATTCCAGTTCGAGTTGCTTCATCTGCCATAAAGGAATAATTTTCATGGTAGAATTTTACATATTTTTTTACAGTTCTTTGATCAATTCCTAATTCTTTGGCAGTCTTGGAATAATTTCCACCATTAGCATTATAAGCATTAAAAATTTCAAGTGTTTTAGTAAAAGGAAGTCTTAATCCCATTTTAAATCTTTCATAATATCTAACCAATCATTTCCTACATCTATTCTATATAAATGTAGATTACCATCATTAATTTCATTCTCGAAAACTCTCGAAAAATTATAAAATATCTCAAAATCATCATCAAAATAATAAACTTCCTTATTTTGATCAAGTTGAGATTGAATAATTCTCCTCTTATTTTCTTGACCTCCTCCCCAATCAGAAAATGAATAATCCGAGAAAACCTCCCCAAAAATATTCTCCAAATTCTCAACTCTCATTTGATATGCTTGATATTTATTGGAGAATGAGGAGACAATCTTAAGATCAAATCCATTATCATGGAAAGATTTGACTGATTTTACTGCATTTTTAAGTGGTTTAAGATTTCTCATATGGAAAGTTTCATTAAAGATATCAGACATTTCTCCATAATCGATTTTATCAAATTTCCAAAATTTTATTAGAGAATTCCCCCTAATCCAATCATAGAGAGAATTTGAATAATCTAGGAGAGTATCATCAACATCAAAAATTGCTACTTGATTATTCATCTTCAATCTCCCCACTATCATATTCAAATTCACCATCAATAATATCCCAAATACTATTAGGTCCAACTTTAAAAACTATATAATCCCTATAAACATCTGCAAGTAAATCAGTTTGAGAAACACCACAAAGTTTATGATCCCATCGATTATTTACGGTGTCAATGCAATTTAAAATTGATCCATCTTCCTTCATCACTAAATTATCAAATTTTATAATAACTTCATCTCCTCCTCCTGCAAGAATAGTTATTTGACCAAAACCATCTTTTGGAGCAAAAGTTTTAAGATGAGAAATTACTGAATCGAGGTAAAGATATTGATTTTCATTCCCATAAACTTTAATAAGTTCTAAAACTTCATTTGCTTTATCTAAATTAACACTAAGATTATAAAGTTCTAAAATTTCTTTATTGATATTCTCAGCTATTATCTCATTTTTAAATGATCGGGAAAAAGAAATAAGATTTCCATTAATATCAACATCAATTTTAAAATAAAAATCTCCTGCATCTTTGACAATACTGATAGTAGAGTGAGGATTTTTCTCATTCCAATCACTCATAATTATCATTTTGGCAATGTCTTCCCTATTTAAAATTTCTTGAAATCTTACCTGGAAATCATCCCATTTCTCAAAAGGATATTCAAACTCAATATCTCGCCAGAAAATTAAACTAAGATTTTTCAAAGCCCACCTAAAATCCTGTTCAAAAACCAATTTTCCATTATGTTTACCAATCCACCGATCTTCAAATATATACTGATATCCAAGCCAAGAAACCCTCATATTAATATATTCATAATCTTTATTAAGTTGGAAGAGATTTTCAGACTTTGATTTTTCCAAATCTTTATATTTTTCTTCCCTAAAGATAACAATTTCATCAAATGTAAATTGATCTACATCATTTTTAATAAATTCAACAAGTTCTTGGAAATCTGGTCCTAAATTAGGATCATTAACATTAAATTCAAATGCTTCATTTTTATATAATTCTTCTTGCTGATATAATCCCCTCTCTTTTCTTTCTGTGATTATATTATCATTTTTAATAATTTTCTGAGAATAAACATCAGATATTAAGAAGGAATTTGATAATAAAACCAAAGAGGTAGATAGGAGAAGTTTTTTTAGATTTTTCATAATTTTCACCTTTCTCAAAAATTTATATCTTATTATAAATTGAAATCTATGTAAAAATCAATCATTTAATATGATTCAAATTTATTCCCAAATGTATATTTAGGAATCAAATTCCATTCCTTAGCTTGAGATTTGGAAAGAAAAGTTAAATCAAATGACTTTCCTAAATCAATGAAGAAATTATAATCAAAATTATCTGCATACCTACTGAGAAATTGATCTCCATCTTCAATAGAGATAAGATCCTTAGTTAGTAGATATCCTACAATAATATTCCTTCTTTCAATATCATCATCTTCAATATTACTATCCTTACCATCAAAGATGAAAAGTTCTTTAAAGTGGAAAATACTATAATTTTGTTGTTTTTGAAATATATGAGCAGTTTGAGCTAATTTCCTTTTACCAGCAAATCCAATTCTGGAAAGTTCATCTTTAATAATATGGAAATTCTTAGTTGTAGTAAAACATTTATATCCTAAGTCTTTAAAAATATCAGTCATTTTCCATTGCCTTAATATCTTCATCATTATAAAAAATTTGAATCTCTGATGCTTTCTGCTTAGAAACCCCATAATATTCAGATAACTTATTGATTTTCTTGGAATTTTCAGGTTTATACCAAGTGCCAAATCTTCTACCTGGTTTAATCATTGCCTTCATAAATCGGAAATGAATATTATCGGGAATATTTTGAAATTTATTAGATTCATTGGCAATAAGAATAGTATCTTTAAATAATGAGAAATTCCTATTAGTTAAAAATTGAGAATATTTAGAAGATAATTCAATATTCTTTCCTTGATTGATTGCATTAATATATGTGAAGGGTGTGATCTCTTTCATTAGATCACCTGGGAAATTTCTAGAAGCATGCAAGTATTATTGATTTCTTTATCAACAACAAATGAATCCTTATATTGATGTTCATTGATAATAATTACAATGCTTGCAAATGCAAGTTCATTTCCTACTAATTTATCAATATTATCAAAGATATAACTAGTGATGGTTGCATTGGAAATGTTATTCTCTCCTACCCATTTCCTAATTTCATTAAATTTCTTATTTTTTAATAGTGGAATAATCTCTGACAGATTTTGATGATCAATATCAATTAGAGAATCATTATCAAACTTTCCATTTAGGGAAATTTTTTGGGCACCTAGAATAATCTTCCTAATATCGGAAGATTTTTTGAGATTGATAACTATGAAGTTTTGGATGGCTTTTTCATCATATTCAATACCAAATTCTTCCATTCTCTCCTTAAGAAATTTGAATATTCCTCTTGCAAGATCTGGAATTTCATTCTTAGGAAAGTCAAATTCAACATTAGTAAGCCGGGAAATCAAAGGTTCGATAAGTTTATTCTTGAAATTAGCAGTGATAATAAATGAGACATTATCAGTAAATTCATTAATAACACCTCTTAAAGCTGATTGGGCTGCTGCAGTTAAACCATCTGCTTCATCAAGAATTATAACTTTCCTTTTTCCATTTAATGCAATAGATGAACAAAAGTTAATAATATCTGTTCTTACAGCATCAATTCCTACTAGAGAAGCATTGATTAACATATATTCCAAATCTAACTGATTACAAAGAGCCAAGGCTGCCGTTGTCTTTCCAATTCCTGATTGCCCAGAGAGTAGGAGAGATGGAATATTATCATCTTCAATATATTTGGATAATTGCTTTCTAGTTGAGGAGGGAAGGAAAATTTCATTAATATTGGAAGGCCGATATTTGTCTACCCATGCTTTTGATTCAATCATTTCACTTAACTCACTTTCGATTTATCATTCATTGTGATATAATATGTAATATTTTCAGATTGCCATCTTATCAATCCTGGTTTTGTTAATGTTATATTATATGAATCTGGAAGAAAATTCAAACAATCCAATGATATAATAATATTGAAATTTTCTGAAGATTCACCAATTTCAATTTCAAAACCATCAGTATTCTTATCTTTTGTATTATATGTGGTTAGGATAACATTTCCATTATCAGAAATAAAGGCAAATTCAGGAGTTGCCATCCTTGCTGATGCAGATTTTAAAGTTTTGAAATCTTCTATAGAGAGATCAAAACTGAAAAGTTCAGGGGGCATTTTAATTTCCTTATCAAAGAAATTAGGATCTTCTAAAAGTCTTTCATTGCAATATCTAATCTTAAATTTCTGCCTTCCTTCCTTGATAAGGATATTATCATTATTGAGAAGAATTTCAGGATCTTCTAACATATTAATACAAGAGAGAAATTTCTTAAGATCATAAATTGCAAAATCTCTATCAAATTCTTCCTTAATATTAGCAATCATAATTGGGGTTTTTGCTTTATATCTTCGGGCTTTGATAATATTTCCCTTTCTGAAAGCACCCCCTGAGACTGAAGATCCAGAATTGATAAGATTGATGGCATTCATAATCTTAAGAGTATTCTCACTTAATTTCATAATATTAACCTTTAAAAGATTCAGGAGGAGTTGTGGCCGGAATTCCTAATTTAGCCATTAGAGGAATATTTCCCCTAAATTGATAAGAACCTTGATGAATTGCGGAAATCCAAGGTAAAGTCCAAATCTTAATTCCTGCCTCATTACATAAAGCACAGAAATAATAATCTTCGGAAAGATATCTCTTATTATTATCAATACAAGTATCAAAATAACAGGAAATCATCCGAGAACCATTAAAATCATCTGAAGTCATATGATCTGGATAATATTTAAGATTTGGAAATTTATTATCCAAAATTTCAAATACTTCCCTATGAATCATCATAAAACCAGTTCCTGCATCTACAACTTCAGCAGGTTTTCCCAATTCAATTTCATTTTTATCCTTAGTTCTAAAGATGAAATCACCAACCAAATCTCCTAGAATATCAGGATCTTCATCAGCAATTCCTGCCTTAACTGATTCCCTAATCTTATACCAGGAAATTCTTTTCCTTGGATAATTTCCACAAACTACTTTCAAATCTTGAGTTGATTGATAATAGGCAAGCCTAATAACATCAAGAGGATTAAATTCTATATCAGCATCAATAAAAATTGCATGTTGGAATTTAAAATCTTCCTTTCCATTCTTTACTGAGAAATTCAAGAAATTATCTACACAATAATTCCTTGCTCTTGTAATCAAAGATTCATTATTGATAAAAAATTTATTAAAGGGAATTCCTTGCATTCCACAAATAATTGCCAAATCAGCAACAGAATTGGCAAATCCAGAAGTGCATTGACCTCCATAACAGGGAGTCATTAGGAAAATTCCATTCTTCCTAATTAAACTTAGATCCATTTCAGACATATAATATTTCCTACTTCAAATGAGAATCAAGATTCTTTTTAGATTTCTTGCCGTAATTTCCATCATATTCTCCAATCACTTCAGATTTAATAAGTAGTAATTGTGCAACACGAGAACCTTTCTCAATTCGAGAAAAATGAGAAACATGAAGGCAACTTGACATATTTCCTGAATATCCTGCATCATAAAGACCAGAAGTAATCATTAGGCCATTTCGATTTAGGGTGGATCTTGCAATAATATATCCGGCTTCTTCCTTTCCTACTGAAATTTCATGCTCATAAGAGATTTCATATTCTCCTGGAGAGAGATTAAACATTTTTTCAGCATCAGGAAGAATCTCCTCTCTCCTAAGATGTAGATTATCATTATTATCTCGAAGAATGAAAGGATTGGAATCTGAATAAAGTTTGAAAACCTTATTAATTCGAAGATCTACTGCATTTGGTTGATAATCATTATCCTTAACATTGGAAAGTTTGGTTTTTGAAGATTTTTGAAGATGAACTAACATTTAATTATCCTTATATTTTGAGAATTCTTTGGGCCAATCAATAGTAATTGAATATTTGATTGGATCTCTAATGCCTGCCTTTGCAAAGGCTTCAATTCTTGCTTTACATGCTGGGCAAACTCCGCAAGATTCATCTTTTTCATTTGGATTATAACAAGATAAAGTATATTTCAAATAATCAAGTAAATCAAGATCTTTTAGAATCATAATCTCATCATATTTCGATAATGAAGAAAATGGAGAGATTAATTTAATAGGAGATTCTCTATTAAGGGAAAGAGTATTATTCATTCTCTTAACCCATTCAGATGTTGTATCCCAATATCCAACTGCATCCCCTTCTTGAACACCACAGAAAATATATTCAGCCCCAATAACTTCAGCTTTTGCTGCGACAATTGAATACATAATCATATTTCGATTAGGAATATAAGTTTTAGGTTGTTGATTTCCTTCAACTTCTTCACTAGTTGGAACTGAAATTGAACTTCCTACAATATTAGAAGTATGATCCTTTGTAATTTCTCCTAAGATTCTCAAATCCATCATTTCATGAGAAATTCCTAGATGATAACATAATTCATGTGCTTTATAAATTTCAGCTTCTTGTTTTTGACCATAATTGAATGAAATTGCATGAATATTCTCAGATCCATAAAATTCTTTCAATATTAGAGTTAAAGAAGAACTATCCAATCCTCCTGAGAGAATTGAAATTACTTTCTTATCAGTTTTAGGCAATTTCTTAAATATTTCGTGCATAAATCTTTCCCATCATAAATTCAATCCTATCTTCTAAATTTTCTTGAGTTATATCGAAAATTGGAGTTTTACAATAATTATCAAGAGCTCTTTCAATATATCCAGATATTAAATGCCTATAAATTTCATCATCATCTCTGATTCCATCAATTTCCAATCCTAAAATATTAGAAGGAAAAAAGAATATAATATCATATAAATTTGGAAATTTCTTCAAAATATTCTCCTGATTTTGAAGAATATTTGAATCTTCATATAATCCTGAATTATGATTATAACTAGTATAAGCAAAAACATCATAAATTGTTCTATCACTAATGAAATTATCATTAGTAATTGCAAAGGAAAGTCTATGATCCATTTGAAGATTTTGAGTAATTTCGGAAGATTCTTTATTAAGTGAAAATCCTAAATCTTTCAAAATTCTTGAGAAATTAGTAGAAATAATATAAGATTCTCCTAATCTTTCATGTAAGATTTTGACTGCCGTTGTCTTTCCAGTTGAATGAGTTCCTACTAATCCAATTCTCATGATATATAATTTTCCTCAATTTTGGAAATTTTATATCCAGGAATAATTTGTTCAATTATTTCAAACATATTATTCTTCCTAGTTTCAATATCACCACCAATCCAAATACTATCACAATAAGTATTAAGAGAAGGACCCATCTCTTCAAATATACCGTTAATTTCATTCCTAAATTCAATATCTACAGATCTAATTCCATCTTCGACTAAATCAAATTCTGCAGGTGTAAAGAAAATAATATCCAATTTCTTAAGAGAATATTCCATAATATTTTTAGAAATTTCTAAAGTTTCTCTATTAATCTTTCCTCTTTTAAAAAGCCATAAGGAATAAACATGAGAATCCCAAGCACATCTATCAGTGATAAGATTTTTATTTGAAATGATATTATATAAATGAGTATTAGAAATCATCCTTTGAGTAAGATCATCTCCCATCTCATTTATATTAATTCCTAGTTTATTAATGCTTCTTACAATTTCTTTACATTTAGTAAATTTATCAAAATAGTAAATGCTGGAAAGTTCATTAAATAATGTAGTCTTTCCTGAACATTGAGCACCTGAGAAAGCAATTTTCATTTATTAACCTTTAAATAATTTCTGAATAGATTGATATTATATTTGATTTTTTCTAACTGATCAAAGAAAAATTCGGAGTTAATTACTTCATCTAATTTAGTATTAGGCTTTCCAATTTGAAGATCATCAGGATATTTTTTACCTTCAATTCCATGCATCACTGGATTAGAAGTATCTAGAGAGTAGATAAAATTGGAAAATCTATAATATTGAAATTCTGATGGATTCCAAGTTCCTAGAAGATGAATATTCTTAATATGGAAAGGTTTTTCATTAACTTCATTTTGAAGTTTGTCAAGGCTTAGGATGAAGTAAATCCTTCCTATATTCATCTTATCTTCATCTGTTGGATTTTCCTTATTAAGATCTCCACCAAAATCATAAATTTCTTTATAAGCATTAGAGATGAAAGGAATTCCAATCATATCAATATCTTTATGTTTATTATGATGATCAAAACATTTTAGGAAGTCATCTAAATCTTTACCATGCACAACAGCAATAGATTTGGAAGGTCTTTTAGGAATTTTCTCACCAGACCTTCCAAATAAAATATTGAAATCATTGAATAATTGGATAGTCTTCTCATAATCATTAAAGGCATCAGGAATAATATACCAATCTGGCCTAAGTTTATCTATCCATTTAATGTATTTCTCCTGATTGAAAGATTTTCCTAGTTCATAAAGAGAATTATCCAGAATTATCTCTCTATGAGATTCCATAAAGAGTTTTCTATAAGTTTTATTCTTCTCTAGGAGATGAACTAAAGCATAATCACCATCAGTAAGTTTTTGAACTTCTTTGAAGATTGAATTTGGAGATTCATGGAAAGTTTTTATCAATTATTAATTCCTTAAAATTTATTTCTTATTAGTCTATTAGTGAGAAAAGACTTTTCCCAGCATCATAAGTTTTATATTTCTTATTATAAAGGGAAGGAGGGAGGGATTCAATAAGTTTATAATTAGGAGGAAGATTTAGGGGAAATCTATTATCAATTATAAACCTAGGAGATTTAAGAATATAACATTTCTC